TGGATCGCTGGCAGGACGGTATTGCCGGATTGCTGCTGGCTCACCGTGAGGACGGCGCGATCGCCCACACTGTCGGCGGTTTCGGCATGAGCTTGCCAAGACAGGTTGGGAAGACTTTCACTATGACTGCCGTGATGTTCGGGATGGCTGTGGAGTACCCCGGCCTGCTGGGAATATGGACTTCACACCATGTTAAGACGAACAGCGAATCGTTCCAGGCTGTGCAGGCTTTCTGTAATCGGGAGAAGGTTAAGCCGTTTATCAAGAAGGTGATATTAGGTTCCGGTGATGAGGCCGTCGAGTTCGTCAACGGTTCACGAATCCTGTTCGGTGCGCGTGAACGCGGGTTCGGTCGAGGTATTCCCGGCGTGGACATGCTGATGTCTGACGAGGCGCAGATTCTCTCCCAGCGTGCCATGCAGGACATGCTCGCCACCCTGAACACGTCGCGGCTCGGCCTGCACGTCTACGTGGGTACGCCGCCGAAGCCGTCCGACAACTCGGAAATGTTCAACGTCCTGCGCCGCGAGGCGTGGTCTGGTGATGCCACCGATCTGGCGTGGGTGGAGTGCGGGGCCGACGATAACGCCGACATCGACGATCCGGAGCAGTGGATGAAAGGCAACCCGTCGTGTCCACACAGGACCCCGGTTGTGTCCATCCAGCGGTTACGTCGCCGCCTCGATGACACCGGCTTTCAGCGTGAGGCGTTGGGAATCTGGGATTCTGACGAGGCGAGCGCCTTTGACCTCGCAGCATGGAGCGATCTCGCTGACCGTGGTGCCGAAACGCCGCTGAGTGCCGCGATTGTCATCGACATGAGTCCTGATCGTCGGCATTGCTGGATCGGCGTCGCTGGCGAGGTTGACACCGACAGCGGATCACGGGTGCTTCTGATGGCTACCGAGGTCAAGGCCCGCGATGCTGTTTCTCAGGTGAAGAAGTTGATCGAAAATCGGACCATTGTGGAAGTGTCGATTACCGGCGGGGCTGCCCGTTCGCTTGAGCCTGCCTTGGTGGAAGCGAACGTCGAATACAAGCGCCTCTCTCAGACCGACATGGCTGCGTCCTACTCCACCATGCAGGAGGCGATTAAGAACGGGACAATATGTCATCTTGACCAGGAGGAACTAAATACCGCTATGGCGATGACCAGGACACGATTCATCGTGTCGGGGGAATCCGAGGTTTTTGATCGTCGCAGCTATAGCGTCGATGTGTCGCCGGCGGTGGCATGTTCGTGTGCGTTGTACCGCTATGGGATGGCCGCTATGCCGGTGCCGGTGCTGCTATGAGGGTGTTGCGAAATGCAACACCCTTACCTAATCAGTTATGTGACCTAGAATCTTGACAAGCAAGGAGGTGACCCCATTTCGTTCTGGACAAGACTCTTGGGAGTCAACACCGACATTATCGCCAATGGGAATCCTGGATCCTCCGTCGGGCCTGGGTTCTCCCCTGGCGAGCCGAACATGCTGGACACATCGGACTTCGATGAAATCCCCGAAGCCCGCGCCCTGCCCTGGGTAGCACCCTCGCCCTGGTCGGGCTGGCCCGCTGAGTGGGGAAGCCCAAGCTGGACATCAAACGGTAACGGTTCCGGCTCGGCTGGCGCTATGAGCAAGGTTGTTGATGCTGGCTGGGCAGCGATCGACTTGAACTCTTCTGTTCTGTCGTCTATGCCGGTGTATCGACTTCGGCAGGGCGTGGTTGCTCCGTCACCTTCATGGATGAGTAATCCCGATCCGACGATCTACTCGTCGTGGCAGGAGTTCGCTAAGCAGCTGTTCTGGGACTACCACCTGGGCGAGGCGTTCGTCTTGCCGATGGCCACAAATGCCGCCGGTATGCCGACGAACTTTAGGGTTATTCCGCCTTGGCTGATTAGCGTGGAGATGTTCGGCGGCCGCCGAGAGTACAGGCTCGGTAGTCTCGACGTCACCGGCGAGATTCTGCACATCCGGTATGCGTCAACGACAGACAATGCCCGCGGTATCGGGCCGCTCGATGTTGCCGGTGCCCGTCAGGTCGCCATTCGGTTGCTGCAACGGTACGCCGACAGTCTGGCCGAAACGGGCGGCACCCCGATGTATTGGCTCGGTTTGCAACGCAACGTCACCGAGTCGGAGGGTAAAGACCTTCTAGACCGATGGATTGAGTCCAGGTCAAAGTATGCGGGGCACCCGGCGATCGTGTCCGGTGGGGCGACCTTGAATCAGACCAAGAGTATGAACGCAGATGATGTGGCGCTTCTTGACCTGACTCACTTCAACGAAGCCAGGATCTCCATCCTTCTCGGCGTTCCGCCGTTTCTTCTTGGCTTGTCGGCTGGCGCCGGCGGCTCCATCACCTACAGCAATGTCGAGTCGCTGTTCGACTTCCATGACCGGTCGAGTCTGCGTCCAAAAGCTAACGCTGTCATGAGTGCGCTTGGGCAGTGGGCGCTACCAGACAACGAGGCCGTGGAACTGAACCGCGACGACTACACCCGTCCCGGGCTTGTCGATAGGGCGCGAGCCTACGAGATCATGATTAACAGCGGGGTGATGAAACCAGAGGAAGCTCGCGCAATGGAAAGGCTGTACGGAACCTCCGCAGCGACGCAACTCAGCGGAGGTTTCGATTAGCGAGAAAATCGGCGTGTCGATTACCACCAGGAATCGCCGTCCCGTGTTGATGAGGTCTTTGATGTACTGGCAGCAGTACATGCCCAGCGACACGCTAATCCTGGTCGATGATGCTAGTGAAACTCCGGTCACCGAATCTGGCCTTGGCATGTCCGTCGTCAGGAGTGGATCACCGTGGTCGTCTTTGTCTGGTCGTTCTCAGGTGGTTCGTAGCGATATTCGCCTTGGTGTCGCCATGTCCAAAAACCGGGGCATTGCCGCGCTCATGGATGCCGGCTGCGATCACCTGTTTCTTGCCGATGATGATCTGTTCCCGACCTCGGGCGCGTGGTGGAAGCCCTACGTCGAATCCCCTGAGCCGCACCTGTCGCACCAGTCCAAGAACTCCGCTATCGGTGGCGATGACAAGCACTTCTCCGTGGAATTTCCTCTGGGGTACATGGTGTATGCGGAGCGGCGGGCTATTGACGAGGTGGGTGGCATGGACCCCGCCTTCGGGGCCTGGGGCGGCGAGCATGTCGAATGGCAGCGCAGGATTCACGAAGCCGGATTGACGACGTGGATGTACGCCGACGTTCATGGTTCTGACGATCTGTGGCACGCCGAGACAACCAGTTCTACCGTGGGCGGGGCAGAACGCGCCAGAATGCTGACTGCCACAGGGTTCCAGTGGCAGAAACCTCGACCCAGGTTCGTTCCCTACACAGAAGGACACAACATGCAGGACTACTCGCTAGGTCCGGAACTGCCCAAAGAGCATCGGGCAGTGCTACGCACGGTCCTCGACCTGGTGCCGTCCGGAACGGCCGTTGAGTTCGGCGTCGGGGACGGGGGATCTACGCATATCATTGCCGACCGTATGCCGGTAGTCGGCTTCGATTCCGGCGAGGGACTTCCCGAGGACTGGCGGCCGGAATACCCAAAAGGCTCATTGGCGTACGGGATTCCCAATATAGAAAACGCCACCATCGTCAAGGGCTGGTTCAGTGACACCCTGCCCGGTTATGACTTCGGCGCACTCGGCTATATCGGGCTGGTTCACCTCGACGCGGATCTGTATTCCTCCACAAAAGAAGCGCTTACTTACATCGGGCCGTATCTGCGTCCCGGCTGCTACGTTGTTTTCGATGAGTTTCACGGCTACCCAGGATCGGAAGATCACGAGTTCCGCGCCTGGAAAGAGTTCGCCGATGAGAGCGGAATCGGGTGGACTGTTATAGGGCATGGCGATCAGCAATGGGCGATTAGGATCGGGTGAGGCATGAAAAAACCAGTAATCTTCTTCATGTTCGCGGGACGCCGCGGAAATCTTGAGGTCAATCTCCCGGTGATTCGGAGAATCCTCGACGACCATCCCCATGTCGAGTTTCATCTGTGGAATCTCGCCAGAATTCCGCCCGACACTGAGTACATCGACAGCATTTCCGACGAGCGCATCAAAGTATCCAAGCTTTCGCGCCGTGCGGGGTACCGGTATATGTCCCTGGTGTGGGAGCACTACACCCACCCAAGGTTTGCGGACTGCCGGTTTGTGAAGATCGACGACGACGTTGTGTTCTTGGAAGCGGAGCGATTCGGCGCTTTTCTTGACGCGATAGAAAATAATCCCGACACCGTTGTCAGTGCGAACACCGTCAACAACGGCGCCTGCACCCCGTTCAACACCGGACTGTGGAACGGCTTCACTGATCTGAGTATTCCGCTTCTCGACGTACACGAAAGCAACGCCTACGCGGAGATGGCGCACGAATACTTCCTGGAACACTGGCCCAGCATGTTGGAACAGCGGGTCGAGCTTGCTCCGACCGAGGATTGGTTGTCGATCAACCTCATCGGGATGCACTGGCCGATGCTGTGCAACATTGCCGGGAAGATCGGCACCCCCTCTCCCGAGTGGATTGCCGGCCGACGATGGGAGCCGGGAAACACTGTCGGTGACGAAGGCGCGGTGAATATGTTCCCCCGCGCCGTGCAACGAGGTTTCGTGGTAGCCCATCTCGGGTTCGGCCCACAGAAGCTCACCGACCAGCAGGAAGACGGCTGGCGTAGCCGCTACGCGGCGCTCAACAAGAAGTACCTGGGTGGATGGGTGACGGAGCAGTCGAAAGATTCGAAAGATCGGGTATTCGGATGAATAACACCTTCACCGTCGCCGTAATTATCCCGTTTCGGTCCAGGGGTAACGACCCCTTGCGGGAGCAGAACCTCGCTCGCGTAGTGGAGGAATGGCGAAATAACGGCTACGACCCAATCGTGGTCAGTGACGGTCGCCGTGGCAGCGATGCGTTCTGCCGCAGCGCGGCCTACAACCAGGCCGTCGAAATGGTGGACGCAGACGTCTATGTGTTCACCGAGTCCGACCTACTCATCCGGCCGGAGGCCATCGAGCTTGCGGTTGACCTCGCCGTCAAGGAGCCTTGCCTGGTTATTCCCTTCTCGGAGTTTCGCTCTCTCACCGAAAAAGATTCGCACCTGGTTCGACAATTCGTCACTGACCCATTCGACTGTCTGACAGGGATAGTTAGGGGCTACCGCGGAAGTATTGGCGCAATCAACGTCGTGTCACGCAAGAGCTACGACCTCATCGGGGCATACGACGAGGGATTTGAGGGCGCTTGGTACGACGACGATGCGATGAAAATCGCTTTTGAAATCTGTTGTGGGCCGACACGGTGGGTAGATGGTCCTGCCCATCATCTCTATCATCTTTCCGGCGGGCGCGGGAAGCATCTCACCGACGAAGATCGAGAAGCGACGATGAAAAATCGTGCCCGCTACGAGCAGTATCAAGCCGCGAGTACCGCCGACGAGATCAGGCTTTTGACTTGTTCGGGTGTTGCAAAACGCAACACCCTCTCATGAAAAAGAAGCTGGACGACATGATCCGCATCTCGCTTGCTGTCGCGGTAGGGATTGCTGCAGGCTTTGCCATCGCCTTCGGCCTTGGGGTCATGGTTATGACGTTCGCCAACGATGAAAGCCTGGCCGACTTTGGCGATTAGCATCGGCGTCATTTCCGACACTCGCCGCAAGGATATGGGCGAGAAGCTTTCCGGTCTTATTGATGCCGACTTCCTGAGTGTTGACGACGGTTCCCTTGGGTGTGCCCAGAACCACGCCCGGGCCTGGCGGCAACACGCCGCAAAGTCTGCTGACTGGAACCTCAACCTGGAAGACGATGCCGTTCCGGTGGAGCAGTTCCGCGACCAGCTTGATAGGGCACTGGAAGTCGCGCCAACGCCGATCGTGTCGCTCTACCTGGGTGGGGGCTATATCGGGGACTACCTGACCAGGGCATTACTGGACGACGCCAGTGCTATCGGGGCGCACTGGGCCGTCGCCCACGGCGCGATTCTCCATGCGGTTGCTCTCGCCGTGCGGCGGGAGGTTTTGGCTCCCATGATCGAGTATTTGGGCACCCGAACGGATGCGGTGGATTCCATGCTGAGCACCTGGGCGCTGAGTAATTCCTACAAAATCGGCTACAGCATCCCGTCTCTGGTGGATCATGCTGACGAGAAAAGTCTGGTCACAAAATATCGTCGAAGCCCCCGGAGGGCCATCATCACCGGGCGGCGTGACGAGTGGTGTTCAAAATTGATCGTCATGTCTTGACGAATTTGTTGGTGTATCCGCCGAGTAGATGACATTCTGAACCCATGAACTACACGCCCCCTCAGGCGGTTCAGGCAGAGGCCCGCCGCGCTCTCAAGTGGATTGAAGAAGGACACGCCGGTCAAGGTTTTACTGATACGGGCCGTAAGAGGGCTAGTGATTTAGCCCGAGGCGCTTCGGTAAGCCGTGAGACCATTGGTCGCATTGCCAACTACCTTGGACGTCATGAAGTTGACAAAAAAGGCACGGGGTGGAGTCCTGGCGAGGATGGTTACCCTTCTCCGGGTCGGGTTGCATGGGCTGCATGGGGTGGCGATCCCGCGAAATCGTGGACAGCTGGAATAATGAACTCCAAGGAAATGTCGAAGCGAAATGATGAGTGCGAATGCTGGGATGGGTACTCCCGCGTACCAGGAACCGAGCTTTGTGAACCCGGATCGTGCGAGAAGTGCGACAATGAACGAAAAACACCTGGAGGAATGATGTCCGACGACGACGACTATAGAGATTCGACCCGGAAGGCTCCGGTTGAGATTCGTACTGCCGCCATCGGCAACATCGACTCCGAGGAAAGAATCGTTACCCTCATCGCCATCCCTTACGAGCAGAGCACTTCTGTGCCGTTCCGGGGTGAGGTCTGGAACGAAGTTGTGGAGCGGGGAGCGTTCTCTGGTATCGAGAACAGCAGTCACACCTTCCGGGTAAACCGGGACCACGATAAGCGGAGGCTTGTCGGCAAGATCGTCAAGTACTACCCAGATCGGGAAGATGGCCTTGTTGTGGATGCCTACATCTCCAAGACCGAGTTGGGTGATGAGACTTTGCAGCTTG